CATGTGCGATAGCAAATGATACCGGATATAGTTGATTTTGACACTTCAAACTCCATGGCAAGATTAATGTTTTGAGCACCGTCTTTTTGTCTCGCTCTGATTGTTTTAACTTGTTCTTCGGTTAGCTTTGCAGATCTATTTGATTCGCCAGATTGATTTAAGTTGAATTGATATAATTTGAACCTGCCTTTTTTTATACAGTCTCGCGTGTTGTCTGCCGGCGTACCAAGAAATAAGTGTGAAGGGTTCACGCAAGCAGGATTATCGCAGCTGTGAAGCGTACATAATCCATTTGGAACCTCGCCAACATACAACTGATAAGCAATACGGTGGGCTTTTTGCATCAACTTGCCAACATGAAAAAATCCGTATCCATTCTTATCTTTGCATGCCGTCCAATTCCAACAGCCGTCCCCCTTTACAAACTTTTCTTCAAATCGTTCCTGAAGTGTTTTCACTCTGCATCCTCCTTGTAACTACCAGCACGCCTGGCTTGATAACTGTCTTTTCAACTTCGTACTGTTCGCCCTTGCTCCCGATCAGACCAGCCATCCGAGCTTCGGCGCTTCCTATGGTCAATGCGTATGCCGTAGGGTTTGGCCGATCAGCTCGTTTTATCGCTCTCAACTTCACTTTCTCACCGCTCTCTGTAATTTGATATGTTCAGTGTACCATAGGGATACGCGCCCTGTCTATATGTAAATTGTGCCAATCTTTGAGTGTTGTTTTTGTGCATTATGTATATGTCCGTCAGCTTAGCGACAAAACTTTCATCATAAGTGGCGCTTATACCCCGGTGGTGAAAGTAGCCAAATCAGCGAAACTTATTAAAGCGTAGTTTAATAACTTCATCTTTCCGGCACTTTCAGACTTCAGATGCCACAAAGTCTAAAAAACACAGACTTTCTAACTTCCAAGACAATAAAAAAAAGAGCCGCTCATTTCTGAGCGGCCTAATGTTCCATAGCGCGTGTGCAACCTACTGTGGATGAAGTAGGTTGATTTGTAGGTTACTTCAGCTTCATGTAATCACCACCTTTGATTCTAACCGGTTATAACCGGATAGATGCCCAGTATCGTTTTGCCGGCGTCGGCAAATCATTGTTTCAGACTTGCAATGCTATAAAGTTGTAATTTTACAAAGTTATTGACTTGCGCACCTGAAATCGGGTATACTCATGCTTGATGGAAAAAGTCGCTGTAGTAGGTAGACTTTTGCGGGGAGGCGTCGTACTACACGCGCCGCCCTATTTTATTGTTTCAAGTGACTTCACAAGTTTCACCGCCGTGGTGATAATGCCACTTTTAATGAAAGGCAATAAAAAAAGCCGCCCCGAAGGACGGCCCGATCTAACAATTGTTATGTTGGTTATAACCGATTAGAACCGGTCACATGGTTAGCTGTACTACCCTGCTGTTAGATAGTTTTAATCTGTGTTATCCCTGAGAGTCAGCGTCCAATTTAGCATCCGGATTAACCATAAGCGTCACTAACTTCATGGCGGCTACGTCCTCAACCGGGACACTTAGATTCGCTTTGTACAGATTTTTAGCCTTTGTCGTATCAACCTGCATTGTACCCTCGCCGATATAACTTGCGCTACTAATACCCAGCAGAATGCCAAGGAAAGCGTCGACCGCGGTAATTGTACCCACAATCTCTGCGCCATAAGGTAGATTCCAGATCTTAGATATACCAAAATATAGTGTACCTACGCTCGGCAGGAAAAACTGAGCGATCCATTTAAGGATGTCATAAACCTTCGTGTTGAATACCATTGCGTTACCTCTTTCTTTGATTCCTATTTCCCAAGCGTATATTTTCTAAGTTCCTTGAGCGCGGCCTCCGCGGTGCCGCTCGCGTCATCCTTTTTAAGCAAATCCAGGATTGTGTATAGAGCCGAGTTGATTGCCATGAATTCACCCTTTTGTTCTACGACGTGCTTGTCAAGCGAAGCGGCCAAATCAGTCATACCCTCTTTGAGTTCTTTGGTGTCTTGTTCAATGCTCGTATATTGCGTAGCAATCAGTATGAGTTTTTTGTCGTGCTCTGACACCCTTTTCAAGGCCTCCACTGCTTCATGTATTTTAATCACGTTCCGAACTACTACGACAAAGAGGCCGAAGCCGGAGAGAATGAACCACCACCAATCTTTAATCGGGCCAAAGTCCATGATTTTACACCACCTTGTCTAATGCCGTTTTTAGGGCCGTAGCGAGGCTCTTTGAAAGTGTGATAGTTATGTCGTCCGAATCGCCCGTTGTGGGCAGTAAGGCGGGTACCACAGCGCCCACCACGGCCTGCTCTGCGTCCGTCCAAACGCCTGTCACTGCCAGTTTGTGGTCGGTCTGGAATTTCCGGATTGCCTCGGTTGTTTTTGCGCCCTGCTTGCCATCCGCGCCCCAAGTTCCCAGATCGTAGCCCAGTTTGATAAGTAGTTGCTGAACCACATTTACGTCATAACTCATTACGTCTACCCCTTTCAATGTTGCCCAATGTGACCATCTGCCCTTGTTGAGCGGCTTGTCGCTTACGCCCGGATACTGCCCACCTGCTTGAATAACCATACCGCGACCGTCATAAATGCCCGTATGTGCCATGACCAGCTTGTCTTTGCGTGCATCGTCTTGATGGAACAGGAACGCCAGCTTGTCTATCGGCAGGGTATCAATGGGGCCGCTATCAGCCCAGTACCCCAGCCATGTTGGTAGGTCTTTGCACTTGTCATCTATAATGCCCAGGCCTCGCAGCCATTGTGTGGTTGCGCCATGATACCAGATGAATCCCAGCAACCGCACAGCAACCTGTGTCAGCCCTGAACAATCCCATGAGGCCGGGCCAGACCCGCGATCCTTGTACGGCTTGCCAACCTGCTCATGCAAGAATGCTAAAATCTTTTCATCGTTCAACATAGCTTCCTTTCCTATCATTGTCCCCGGATAGTAAAACGCCAGAATCTCACGATATCCAATGCCTTGTCTGGCCGCATACATCGCGCCGTACTGTGATAGGCCCTCACCGTGACCAAAGCGAATCTTCTCACCTGATGCTTTGCGCCTTTCCAGTTCCGCGGTTGTCCACTCATCAAAACGATTGACGAGATAAGGCAAGCCCCCGCTTTTCGTTGTGCCATTGTTTGAGCTGGAATAATGGGCGTTGCTACCAATAGTCCTTTCTTGATATATCAGAATTTCACCGGCCGTTTCCTCGACGCCCTGCAAAGCGCTTGGATAGTCTGTTCTGTTAGTGATACGGGCCGCGAAAAACACTTGGGCGCTACTGCCGCTGTCACTGATAACATCACTGTTGCAGGCGAAGGTCCGAGCCGCCACAGCTTGAGCCTTGCACGCCTCCAGTGGCGCGTTGCCTATCTCAGCGGCCACCACGCCCTTGACATAGTCCTCAAAAGGAATAATCTGGGTGTCGCCCGTCTGCTTGCCGTAGTGTTGCAGGTTGCCAAGTAGACAAAGCTTTACTTTAATAGTCATTACCATGCGTTTAAGCCGTGCATAGGGCCAAGTCGTCAGCAGAAAGGAAAATCGTGGCACGATAGTTCTTCCCGGTTATATTGCCGCCCCCGAGTGAATAGATGGTAAACTCTAACTGAGTAGCGGTAGAGTTCGCGCTATCATAGTTGTAAACGCCGACTAATGCCTCTCCGTTCATGTCAATTTGAGCGAGTGGTTTGGCGGCGAACAGCGGAAGTGGAATAGCAATTACTTTGACTTCTTGTGGAGAACCCCCGGTCAGGGCAAATACGGTGGTGAAGCAAATCTTGGTGTGAGACTGAATCGCAACACTGGTTTGTGTCCATTTTATTTTGCTGTCCATTGAATGACCGGAAATTGAGCAGTTTGCTCCTTCGCATAGGATGTCATAGTTGATGTTGTTTACAAACGAATTCCCGGTGATTGATACTTTCTCTCCGGGACTGGCCTGGTGGATCCCTGTATCAGAACAACCTCCCAAAATATTACCGGAGATTGTGCAAAAGTACGAATTGCTTTCTATCCCTATGTTCGCATTGGAGATGTAGTTGTTAGACACGACACTCGTGTGTGCATCAATAAGCAAAACACCAACAGAAAGCTCAATCCCATTCAAAATGTTAAACCAGTTCCCTGTGATACAGACATTCCCGTTTGAGCGCACACAATAGTTGCGCATCATATCAATTACATTATTATTGACATTGATATAATTACAATGTCCGATATAAATCCCATAGTTACACGCAGCGATTGTCGAGTCAGCGATGAGCCACCCTTCGTTGTAATTCCCGCCCTGGGCAGCCACGTCTGATAAATCAAAACACTTATTGAGATATATCGCGGTAATGCCATAAAAACTGTTATTCACTGAGTAATCTGAATAGATACCAGTGCCATAAAATATGTCAGCAATATTGCCGCCGAAAATAGAAATCCCCCTGAAGTTGGAATACCAAACATTCACCAGATGAAGACCGATAGTCCAATAATTGATACCGTCGACTACACCACCCAGGAAAATGTCCGAAACAGTCAGATACTCTGCGCTGAGTTTAAGTGCGGTGTACGTTGTGCCGTTTGTAATCAACCCGATATCCCTAATGCGGGCATAGTTAACGCCGCAGTCAATTCCATCACAGCCATAGAAATACAGCAGGGTGCATTTTGGCCCCTCTCCCGTAATACTCGCCGCTGAAGTAACAGTCAGTTTGGTTGTTATTTTATACACGCCGCTTGTGAGTTTAACATTTCTTCCAGCGGTCAGCGCGGCTTGAATGGCGGTTGTGTCATCCACGCCGTTAGGCTTTATTGTTATAATATCACCTGCCTGCTGCAGCGCCTCCTCGACGGTGTCAGTAGGGAAGTAAGAACCGGTGTCAGTCAGAGAAACCTTGCTTGCGTGAGCGACATTGTACTCGCCGCCATCTACCCAAGCAGAAGTTATGCTGTTCCAAAAGTACAAGTGCGAGTCGGCTTCAACCAAGTACGCGCCTGTATCGCCGGTCGGAAGCGCTGCCTCAAGCGCGACAAGCGTTGCATATCGGCCTTTGGGTGAACCGCTTGCCATCGCATCGGCTTTGATTTCAACCGCCGCAACCTGTGCCTCGTAAACTGCTATTTGTGCGGCGTAACCGTCCAGTTGGGCTTCGTAACCACTTAGTTGTGTAGCATAATCTCCAATAGCTGCGACGGCTGCACGGAAATCTGCTTCTGACCCTATATATCCGCCTGCCACAGCCATCGCATAGGCACCTTCGGCCATGAGTGTCCAATACAAGGCTTCCGTTTCTGGGTCTTTGTTTGTGCTGGGTTGTATGCTCAGGTACATGCTGCCATTAAGCGACACACAGTCGAGCGCCACATAGGGAGTCGCAGGGTTGTGCGCGCCCTGGTAGATGATGGCGGTGCGCCCTAAGTTGTTGTTGGCCATTACTGCTTCACCTCATCAGCGTTTATTTCCGCGACCGCATCGGCCCAGGTCGTTTCCTTGCGGATGCCCAATTTTTCCAGCGCCGCCCGCATATCAGCTATTTCATCCACATCCGGCTTGCCCAGCACCACGCTGTGTTCTATCAACCGGGTGTATCCGCTGTACACCGTATAACCATCGTCAATGTCCAGCGTCCCGAACTGTAGCGCCTGCAGCTGCGCGTCAGTTAAGGCGCCTTCCAGCACGACGCGGATCCCGCCCGGCTCGCTCAGGATGGACTGCGCCCGGATGCTTTCGCCTTGTGTTTTGATTATCATGTAGTCCTCCTTAATTCGCCGTAACCTTGACCATCGCGTAGGCTGTGATCCTGGCGTCGTCGTCCGGCTGTACCGTGATGGTGTTCCACCCGGCTACCAGGTAGGCTTTGATTTCCAGCAGGCTGGCCGGATCCGGCGAGTAGGTCCCAATGGTGGTCGCGCCGATTTTCAGCACACAGGACGTGGCAAGCGCGGCCTTCTCGTTGATGCCGTAGTCCAGACCGTGGGTGTGGTCAACGACGGCATGGGTGTGGTCAGCGACGCTGTGCGTGTGATTACTGATCGACACTGTATGCTTGTGTGCATTCAATGAATGAACATGGGCGCCAAGGATGTGCGTATGTGCCTGCAGTGAATGAGTATGATCATTCTGGGTGTCACAAGTAGGCTGTGTGTAACCGGTGTTTGCAGGCGCCGGACAGCTTTCTATTATGCTGTGTCGATGATTGCCTATCGCATGATAGTGCTCACCACCTCCGCCTGTCGCGCTGAAGTTTGGTCCGTCTGATGCCTGAGTCCCGCTATCGCCTGTGTTGACCTGATCGTTTGCAGATGAAGTAATGCTGGCCGACCCGCCGTTTCCGCTGGTTTGTGCGCCTCCGCTGCTGCTGGTCTGCGCTCCGCCTGCCGCGGCACTCTTTGCAAATGTCCGCGCCTTGCCGGTTTTAAATGTAAAGGCCACGCTGTCCATCGTGTAGCCGGCCGGTATGTACACTTCAAATGTAGCCGGAACCACCTCATCAGCCATGTCCCAGAAACTTTGACTGTAGATCTGCTGCAGGTTGGTGGCGTATACCCTGCCGTCCATCCTCACCCGGAATGGCGCCGATGCCGGGGCCTCCGCACCTGCCCACAGAAACCAGTCGTCCACATGATCGTTGCTCATGCCCATACCGTCTGAGCCAGAGCCAGCCCGCAGGTTGAAGTGGCCTTCCGCGTTGATGTTCATCTCACCGCCGGAATCGATGTTCACAAAGCCGGCGCCGTAGACTTTAATGCCCTGCCGAGTGATATTGATATATGAAGTTTTTAGGTTGCTCAGCTGCGTATCCAGCACAATCGCGCCGATGGTCATTGGGATCAGCAGCGAACCGTCTTCCGCGATGTATGCGATATCGCCGGTATATATCAGCTCACCATCCACAACGGAAAACAGAGCTGAGTCGCCAGACCCGTTGTCTGTCATGATCAATTCGCCGTCTACCATTGACGGCACACTGTACAGCCTCACCTCGTCGATGCTGCACCGCAGCACACCGCGCCAGTCAATATCCGCCGCGTTGATGGCGACGGTCTTAGTGCCCTGGTGCGCCGGGTCAGCATTCCAGATGGCGTCGCCTGCTGTATCGTCCGACATACGCTGCCAATGCACCGCGCCGGCCGGTATCAGGCTGCTGATGTCGATTCCGTTGTGGTAGACCTTCAGCGTTCCGATAGTGGACGTGTTCGCTTCGTCCAGTATGACGCCGCTGGTGAATTCGATGATGAACTGCTGACCGGTCGCATTTTCCGCGACCTGCTGCATATACCCCGGGCCGATCTGCCCCGGGCCGAGCGTCTGGTGGATAAGTTTTACGCCGGGTATACTGTTCTGCCGGATCTGGTATCCGCTGATCAGCCTGATGCCGCGCTCTCCGGATGTCGCGCCCAGCGTCATATTGGTGTAGCGTCCTGTCAAGGCGTCGTACTTATATCCGGTCACGTCCGCCGTCACCACGATGCTGTGCAGGCTGTCGATGATCTGCACGCTATCCCACATATACACCCTGTCCAGGGCGCTGTAGGCCGCGTATTCCTCTGTGTCGCCCAGCAGGATGAAGTCCACGTCCAGGTTGTACTCCGGCTTGTCCATGCCGCCGGTGAATTCGGCCAGCGCCTTGACGATCAGCGCGGCCCGTGCCGTTTCCGCCGTGTAGGCGACTTCGTTCTCGTCCTCGCTGCCGACCTTGATGTCGTTGTATTCGATGGGTTTTACCCGGATAATGTCGCCAGACGCGATGTCCGGAGAGTCAACATAGTACGGGCTGTCCAGATACAGCCGCGTCCCGTCCTCATTCTGGCCGACCGGGACTATCCTGTTGTACACCTTGTCGTAGCTGACCTCAGCGTTCGCGCCCAGCAGGTTTCTGCCGTGCATGATGGGGTCATTGCGCGTGATCCCACCGTCCTCCAGCAGACTGACGCTCAGGTTGTCCCTGACCAGTTCCAGCCTGGGCTTGCCTTGGTTGCACAGCCCCATATCCGGATCGATCAGCGCCTCCACGACGTTCATCATGGAGCAGTCAACTGCGACCTTCCTGGTGGCATCCGTGTAGAATGTAAACCCATTGGAAGGCTGCGCCTGCGCTTCCACGCTGGCCAGCGCCGCGCTCATGGTGAGGTTGGTGACATCACAGCTCCGCAGCACGTGCCACAGTAGGTCATAGAAGATGTGCCGCGCGTGGACATGCATCTTCAGCGTCCCTGTGTCTTTTTCAGCGCTGTATATCCTGTACAACTGATAACTGCCCAGTGTGCCAGGCTTGGGCGAAGGCACGCGCAGGATGCGCTCGACCTCAATGAGGTAATAGCGCAGGTCATCCGTCATCGGGTGGATCAGTTCCAGATCATATTGCCCGTTGGCTTCCTCGGTCACGACGCAGCTCTCCGGCCACAACACGCCGATGCCATTGCCGGTGAAAACAGTGGCGTTCTTGTCATAGATTGTGATCATAGCCATCTGTACCTCGGCCGGATGACGACGCTCGACACCGTGCCGGACCAGATCACGACATTGTTGCCCGGCACAAGTTTCGGAAATTGTCCGGTCATATTGGCCAGATAGGATACGCTCTGATTGCTGTTGGTACAGGTCATCGCGTCGCAGTCAATTAGCACCGGGATACCCGATTCTACGCCGCTCAATGTAAAACTGTAGCTGCCGACGTTGATGCTCACCGCGCCCACGCCCGCTATCTGTATCAGCGGCAGACTGTCCAGCGTCGCCACAGACACGATGGTCTGCGGGCTGGTGACCAGCGTGATGTCAGCGCCCTCTGTTGCTAATTCTTTCCAGGGCTGGCAGATAAACGTTACTTCAAACTGGCGATCGCTGTACCCCGGCATGATCTTCTCAAAACTGATCTCGTCCACCGAAATGACCGTGTACTCATAGGTCGGCTCATTGCCAAATATCAACGCCCCGGCCCCGTCCAGCCAATCGGACACGGCCGTCTGCGTCGCTGTGGACAACAACCTGCACCGGCATTTCTTTTCCACAGGCTCATAGACCGTCTCCGGATCGTGCAAGGTCAGCTCTCCGCTGCGCCCCGGCACTTTCACCGTACTGATCCGTGCCTTCGCCTTGATAATGGGCGGGTAGTCCAGCACCACCACACCCAGGCTGGCCGCCGTAACGCCCTTGAATGTCATGCTGGTCATGCGCGGCCCTCCTTAATCCTATATATCTCGCAACTCTTGAATGACTGGCTGCTTTTCGTATTGCTCTGCGTTGATCAAAACGTCAACGGCGGTGTACAGTTCCTTGTCGATGTTGACAAGCACGCACACATCAACCCGCCATAATGAGCACTTGTCCCGGACGCAGGGCCTCATGCGGTTGAACGGACAGAGTTTCGTTACTTCTTTCATATTCTCTCCTTTTCGCCTCATCGTCCGGTATTTCCATATCCGCTGTTGATGCGAATGCTGAGTTTGTTGAGTTCCCGGTTCAGTTTGTCGATTGCAAGTGATATTGACACACTGGCCGCGCTTGAGAACGCGCTGCCGTAAGCCGCACCGGCCGATGTGCCTTGCGCCGACGCGATGGCTGTCAGGGCCGCGCCAAGTACGTTCATCGCCGCTGCCGCCAGGGGTAATCCGTCGAGTATACCAAGCTGCAGGCCAAGGCCGATGTCAAGGCCATGCTGGCGCATAACTGTGGAAGGACTCTGGATACCCAGCGGGTCTGCGATGGAAGCGTCCACAGCGGTGGCCATTACTGTGCCTGCCGTTGTCGCTGTTTCCGTCCCGGTTGTCAGTCCATCAGCCAGCCCTGTCGTAAGCGCCCCGCCGTATTCTGTCCCGGCTTTTTCACCGGCTGCCTTGAAATCCAGCAGTTCAATGATGCCATCCAGCGCGCCGGAGGTCTTAGTTGCATCAAAGGTGTCGGCTGTCAGTGGATTGTCCAGGATGCTTTGTAGCAGGGTATTGGCCAGTGAGTTTTCACCGCCCGCTGTTTTCAGCGCGTTGGATAGACCCGTTACTATTTTGTTTTCGAGATCTAATGCGGCCGTACCGGGAACCAGGTCCTCGTATTTGATGCCGGCAAAATACTGCTTCATAATTTCCGGCGTGAAGAAGTTTTTCCAGATGGCATCCGTCTGTGCTGGCGTGACGCCGTCTTTCATGACATCAGCCTGGGCCTTTGTCAGCGCGGCGACCACGTCATAATCTTTGGCCGCCTGTTCAAGCGCAACTTTCGCCTCCGGATCCGCGGCCATCATCCCAGCCACAAGCGCAGATACTTGGTTCATGTGGTATTGTTTTGCCGCCTCAACGTCTGTATCCCACTTCGCCTGAACCCGATTGCGCTCAGTGGCCAGCGCAGCTTGTTCCGACGCGGTCTTTGCCGCACCGATAGCACTGTTCAGTCGGTCAACCTCAGCGGCATACTGCCCGGCAATACTGGCTATTTCCTGCTCAGTCAGCAAAGATTCATAACCCAGCGCGGTGCCGTACATGGATTCCGTGCCGTATCCGGCTTTGACGGCGACGGACACATTTTGGTTGTACTCGCCTGTCTTGCCGGACAGCGCGTCAGCCTGGGCCTGCACCTGTGCCAGCGCGTCAGTGACCGCCTTGTACTTCGTTTCATCCAGGCCGATCTCGATATTTTTGAGACCGCTGATGATATTGGTTGTGTTGCCGGAAATGCTGGTCAGGTATTGGTCGAGTACATAGATTGACCCACCTATAGCCACAGCAGCTAAGACGCCCGCCCCGAATGGGCTGTTGAAGTAGCCAATCAATTTTGACCAGTTGCTGACGCCGTTTGCGTCCAGCTTAACGAGATGACCGATCATCTCCCCAATACCCTTAGCAACTCCTCCGATACCAATCGCGGCCGGGCCAAGCAGCACCAACGCACCTGCGACCTTGACCCAGTTGCTTTGCGTCGCTTCGTCCAGCTTGCCAAATTCCGTCGCCAAATCCGCGATGGTATCAATGATCGGCTGCACTGCGTCCACCACGTTAGTGCCCATGTCTGCGCTCGCATTTTCAATGGCGTTCATACTGAGCGCCGTCTGGCTTTCGGATGTGCTATAGGCTGTCGTGGTCGCCTCTGCCGCCGCCGTATTGTCTTCCCAGGCCGCGGTACCGGTCGCCAGCATCTCGCTAAAGAAGTCCGGGTTGGACGCCGCCACGGCGATCAAATTGCTCAACCTGGCCTCCGTTAATCCCAGACTGTCAAGCATCGCCAGCACGCTGGTGTTTCCGTCTGCCGCGCCTGTGGCCAGCCCGTCAAAAAACTTAACCATCGTGGCGGCGGGATCCGCTGCCCACATGGTGGTAAAATCAGTTGTACTGACCTTCATCACGGCGCTAATTTGCTCAACCGACGCATAGGCGCCTTTGCCTGTCTCAGCAGCCAGAGCGAACTCTTTCATTAGTTTTGCCGCGGCCGTGCCGCCTGCCTCGGCGTTGATACCCATGGAGGAAAATGCGGCGGCCAACGATAGTATCTCCGGCGCGTTCAGCCCGGCCAGGTTACCCATGCCGGCCATCCGCTGCGCCATCGCAAAGATCTCCGCGCCTGTGGAAACGGAATTGTTGCCAAGCACCAACAAGGCGCTGGCCATATTGCCGACCTTTTCAGGCGATTCGTTCAGCACGGTCAAAAACTGCATGACACCCTGGGCGCTTTCCACTGCCCCCACGTCGGTCGTTGCACCAAGCCCCGCCATCGCGGCAGTGAATTGCTTAAGGTTCTCAATGGGCACGCCTGCTTGCGCCAGTCTGGTCATCAGATCGGTCAGCTCCACATACGTCATCGGGATTTCGCTTGTCATTGACAAAACCTGCGCGTCCAGTGAGGCCATTGTTTCCTCAGTGCCGCCCGTGGCGATTTGCAGCCGGCTCATCGCCGTCTCGTAGTCCTGTGCCAGGTTAAAGCTCTTGATACCCAGCGCGACCAACGGCCCACCGATGTACAAGGAAAACTTCCTGCCGAAGCTATTCAGGGTGGATCCGAAATTAGTCAGCTTTGTGCCTAATGCGGTAAGAGATATCTGATTCAGCTTTTCAATCTCGGCTTTGGTCAATGCCGCCGCAGTTTTTGCGTTGTTAAGCTGCGTTTCCAGACTCGACACCTTTTTGGCAGCGCCAAGATTGCCGGGGTCTGCCGCCAATGCTGTGTTAGCTTTGCCCAGTTCAGTGGCAATTGTTGTGATCTTTGTCTGCTGCAGACCAAATGTCTCGGTCAGCGCGTCCAGTTTTGCCTTGCGCCCCTCTATCGTTGTCTTCCAACTGTCCACACCCGTGGTAATCGCATTGAACTCCGCCTCGACACCCTTGATTTGTGAATTTATATCACTGCACGTCTTTGAAAATGTGCCAGCTTCCAAGCTCAGCGTGACCACTAATTCTCTGATTGACTCAGCCATATTGGTTGCCCCACCTCGTTTTTCTGTATGCTTGTGTCACGTTGTGTGAAGGCCCAGGAATATCCGCCGGCTGTTTTGCGTTTTCCGGTGCAGCATCTCGAAATGTTACCGTTTGCATACCCTGTGATTTCGGCTGCGGCTGCGGCTGCGGCAGACTTAAACCTCGCTATTTCTTTACCATTCAAATACTGCGTAACCGGTTTACTCTGCCACTTGCTAATATTTGCGCGGTGTTCAGCCGATTGTGGCTTACCCATCTTTGCCCGGGCCTCGACGGTGTGCTTATGACCAAGACCGCGCTGATTGCCCTTCAACGCGGCGCTCATAGCCGCACGATGTTCGGGGGTGAATGTTTTACCCTTCCGCGCAGCGCTAATGGCCGCACAATGTTCGGCGGTTAATGTTCTGCCCTTCATCGCTGCGCTAATCTTTGCCCTGGTTCCGTCAGAAATGACGCATCCCGCTCCGCCACTCTCTCCTCCGGAGCTGCAATTGTAGCCAAATTCTGAGTTTGTTGTTTCATAGAACTCGATGAGCATGATTTCAAGTGACGCTGCCTCTGCTAATGTGAGGTTCTTAACAACAACTTCGTGAGAGAACGAGTCCCAACCGTATTTCCGAATAGCGCTCAAAAAATGAGGACTGTCTTTATATCCGTTGCCGCAATTCCATCGCTTAGCCGTTGTACAATGCGTTAGTCCAACGTACTTCTTATCCGACGGGCTTGTGTGAATATAGACAAGGTATTTGTTTTCAGCCATCTTTTACCCCTTCAGAAAATCCAGTCTTCGATTGTCGCTTCCTTTTTAGGCGGGTGCAGTTTGCTCAATTGCCACATTTTCATACGGATGTAAAAGCAAGCGTCCATTTCGTCCGTCACCTGCGGAGTAATTCCTTTATCCATACAATCGGTGTAAATATGAAGCGCGAGGTCGCGGACGCCGGCTTCGCTGTCTCCGCCGTCTTTTTTGACGGCCTCGCTGTCGTAGGGAAAGCAGTGAGCGCGTCGGTGACCTGCATCTGCACGGAACGTATCGCCACGCCGATGTCCGTCATGATGGTGTCGGCGCTGTAGCCGTCCAGCAGGT